AGCGTTCAAATCGCCCCGTTCAAAGCGCTGGCCACAACAAGTAAGCTATCCCGATGCGAACCGCCGCCTATTGCCGTTTTTCCTCCGATGCCCAGCGCGAAACCAGCATCCGCGACCAGCTGCGCAATATCGAGGACTACTGCAAGCGCACCGGCTGGCCGCTGCCGGCGCTCTACCAGGACCAGGCGCTCTCCGGTTCGCGCAACGACCGCCCGGGCTATATGGCCATGCTCGCCGCGGCTGAGATCGGCGCCTTTGACGTGCTGCTGGTCGATGACCTTTCTCGGTTATCCCGCGACCATATCCAGACCGCGCAGACCATCCGCCGCCTAAAGTTTGGCGGCATCCGCGTCATCGGCGTGTCCGACGGCACCGACACCGCGCGCGACGGCTACAAGCTGGAAACCGGCCTGCGCGGCCTCATGTCCGAGTTCTACCTCGACGACCTCGCCAAGAAAACGCACCGCGGCCTCATGGGGCAGGCGCTCGACGGCTATTCTGCCGGCGGCCTGCCCTACGGATACCGCAGCACCTTCGACGGCACCGGCCATCGCCGCGCAATCGACGAAGCCGAAGCCCGCTGGGTGCGCTACATCTTCGAACGCTACGTCGCCGGTGCCAGTACCCGCCAGATCGCCGGCGAGCTCAACACGCAACACATCCCCAGCCCGCGCGGCGGCACCTGGGCACACTCCGCCCTATACCCGGACGCCAAGGGCGTCGGCATGCTCGGGAACCCGATCTACAACGGCCGCCAGGTCTGGAACCGCACGGCATGGATCAAAGACCCGATCACCGGCCGGCGCCGCCGCACCATGCGGCCGATCTCGGAATGGATCATTGTCGATTCGCCGGAACTGAAGATCATCGATGACGACCTGTGGTCCGCCTGCGAAGCCCGCGCCAAAGCGCTCAAACGCAACACCGCCGGCCAGCGTGCCAACGGAAAGAACGCCGGCGGCCGCAGCGCCAAATACCTGTTCTCCGGCCTGCTCAAATGCGGGATCTGCGGCGGCGCCTACACCCTACGCGGCAGCCGCTACTATGGATGCTCCATGAACGCCAATCGCGGCGACAGCATATGCAGCAACAGCACCACCGTAAAAAAGGCCACGATCGAGCGCGTACTGCTCGCCGGCATCAAGCAGGAATTGCTCTCCGACGAAGCCTTCAAGGCCTTCGAAGCCGAAGCGCGCGCCCTGCTCAAACAGGCCAGGCCCGACCCGGCCAGCGCCCGACGCCGGCTGACCAGCGCAAAGCATGACCTCGACAACCTGATGGCCGCCATCAAGGCCGGCATCATCACGCCGACCACCAAGTCCGCGCTGCACGAAGCCGAACAACAAATGGAAACTGCCAAGGAAGAACTGTCCGCCATCGAGCGTTTCGAACCGACGCAGATGCTACCGCGCGCCCGTGAAATCTACCGTGACATGGTTTGCCGGCTGGAAACAATAGACGACGTAACCGCCGCCCGCGAAGCCCTGCGCAGCCTGATCGGCGACGTGCGACTGCTGCCGGAAAACGGAAAACTCACCGCAGAAATACAAAGCGCCGGACTGGCCGGCGCGCTGTACGAAACGGTGGTTGCGGGGGCATGCTTAGAACGTTACGAACTCGCGCCGCTGCGGTTTCCTGGGCTGGCCTGACGGTACGCATTCAGGCGCAAAGCTAGCCAGTGACGCCGCCAGCTTCCACTGGTAGCGATCAATCCCAGGTGGCGCAGGCTATTTGTTGAGTTGCCCATAGATCACCTAAAAATTGTTATTTTTATACGCATAAAATGATTGCAATCTAATTTTGTGCGTATATAATTAAGTCGTGGGATGTAGCAACGCAGACCGCCTAGCAAGGAGACTGAAATGAGCAACGCCACCGCCAAAGCACTCCAAGATGAACTTGATGCCATTGACTACAATGGAACTCTCAATAAACACCTTCCGGATTCCGAAGACTTCACATTTCACGGGGTAGAATCAGCACGCATAAATGGCGATCGCATCATTCTTTTGGCGCCAAATTTTGATGGCGTAATGGTTGAGACTTCTTTTTCTGTCGGTTCAGCTGATTACATCCATGCTATTAAAGATCAGCACATAAAAAAACTCTTGCGCAATCCTGTCGGACGCCCGGCCGATGTCGCCGGAAAGAAGGTCAATACATACCTGGACGCTGACAGCATCGCCATCGCATCGCGCCTCGGCAACGGTAACGTCAGCGAGGGAATTCGCAAGGCTTTAAGGCTGGCCGATAATACCAAGAGATGAAATGATGAACATCAATGAACTTGAGAAGCTGGCGATAGCGCATGCCGGGCTGACCTCATGGCAGTGCAATGCGCCTGCCGATGAAACCATCCAACTAATCGCCGCGTATCGGGAATCGGTTTCTGCACTTGAGCGGTGTTACGACTACAGATATTGCCTGACCGTTGCCGACACGGAAATTGTCGACTCGGCACTTGATACCGCAATGCGTCTAGGGATTAAATTGCGAGAAAGTTGATCGCTTTTCATCAAGCCACCACCGACGCCAGCTTCCACTGGTAGCGATCAAGCCTAAGTGGCGCAGGTTTTGCGAGCCGCCCATTTCAGCGGCGGACAATGAAGCACGACATCCACGCCCGCCAGGCGTTGCGCTGCCATTTGAAGCTGGCCATCATAAGGTGGCCGGAGATATGCGCGAGGCGGACAATCGGCGGGTGATCTTCGCGCCACTGCTTCAGATCGATGATACGGGCGGTCATGCTACGTCATCGAACAAACCAACCTGGCCGCTCGCCGATCCGACACAGCTAGGCGAGCACCACAATGTTTCCATGGCTTAGCGCTCCGCCAGCATGTCGGTCTTGCGCTGGCTGCTGTAGGAGGTGCCGAGGAAGAAGCCCGTCACTGACCCGAGCACCAGGCTGATGATCGACGACACCACCATCGCCCGGATGTCGTTCGTCCATCCGGCGCCGAACAGCACGGCGGCGACGACCAGATAGACCAGCGGCAGCAGCGCTGCCGAAACCAACAGGGCCGGCGATTGCCACGGCTTGCCGCCGGCCTGCGCCGCCGTATCGGCCTTGCGCGCCCCGGCGATCCCGCCGCCGCCGGATTCGCCGGTCAGCTCGTACCAGTTGGACTGGACGGCGCTGTTGAATTGTTCGGCGCTGGCCTGGTCAGCCTGAATCTTGTTCACTGCACCCTCGACGGTCGCCTCGCCCGTCACCTGCTTGGCCAGATCGGCAACCGCCTCGGCGGCCTTGGCATTTTTCTCGGATTGTTCCCCGCTGCCGAAGAGGCGAATTAGCGCCGGGGCCGCCTGTATCAAGAGCGGAAGAGCTGCAGCAACGAACGGAACCATGATGGTCTCTCCGGGTTGAGTTGCGGGAAAGGGGCGGGGGCCGCGGCTTCCTCCTTTTCTGTGTTGGCAAAAAGGAAGGAGAGGCAGGTTTCCAGTGATTTGGTCGGCTGGCCGTAGGGCGAACCGGGCAGCGATGCCCATTCGCGATTGCAGCGCTCGAGCGCCGTCTTCCAGTCGCCCTCGATGACGGCATTGAGCGCCCGGCGCCGGTCGATCAGGTAAAGCGCGGCCTGATCCTGCGATAGCGGCGAGAAATCCGGCAGGCCGACGGCGACGGCACATTCGTCCCATGTGCGGGTCAGGAACTGGTAAGCGCCGGCGGCGGTAGAGGTGATCGGCTTGCCGCCAAGCGTCTTTGTAATCTTGCGCCGCGGGTGGTCATCGAACGAGGTGAAGCGCTCGCCGCCAAATAGCGTCTGATAGCCGGCGCCTTCGGTGTATTTGATGAGCGACAGGAAGGCCTTGACGTTGCGATTGCTCAGCAGCTCAGCGTATTTCGTCATTTGATTCTCCAGCGTTTTCCATGCCGGCCGCGTTCGCGGGCGGCCTGGCAGGCACCGGCAACGGCCGCCAGGGCGATGATGAGCAATATCCAGTCAGGCATCTGGTTCCCTCTTTCCGAGCACAAAACGCATGAACATCGCCTCCAACGCTGCAGTTCCGAGGCTCGCGATGCCGGCGGCGACGCCCATCTGGCTGAGCGGCGACATATTTGGCTGCATGACGAGGAAGGTGCCGGCGACGACCGCCAGCCCGCCGGTCGACAATGCGCGGCCGATGATGATCCGCCAGGAAAACGAGGTCGGCGACAGCAGGTGCTGGCCGATTCCTATCGTTGCGCCAATGAACCAAAAAATTAGCGCCAACTCGATTTCGTCGCGCCAGGCTGCAATTCCGTAGACTGTTTTTTCTGGCATATGGCAATCCTATTTTTTTAGGATTATTGACCTGCATTTCAGAATGATCCTGTGAGCGAATTTCAGAATGCGATCAAAACCAGCAGATCGGGACCGAGTCGACGGCGAGTTGATCGGTCACTGGCTGCCAGCTTGCGAACAGGGTTGAAATCGGTATTGAGGTGGTCTGAGAGGCCCCGCTCGGGGCAATCACCTTGTGCGTTGTCCAGGTATATGACCCCATGTAGCCGATTCTGCTGATACAGGCCAGGCATTGGGATGACCACGAGACGCCAGATACCATAAGCGGAACGACGACCGGCGCGTCAAAAACCGGCGACGTCTCATAAGTCTGCATGGCGTTCAAAGAATCAAGAAAACCACTGACATACAACTGAAAGGCGGTCGTGGTGTCAGTGCTGTCAATTGGGGGAATAAGCATATCGAGACGCGAGATGGAATCAGTAATGCTCGCGGATTTTGATAACACTACGACTCCATCAAACTCCCACTCGATATCAATGCTTTGCGTAGCCGTTCCTGTCCCCTGATAATAGGAAGAGCTGATTTGACTAAGCGACTCGCTCCTTGATTCAACGCTATGAAAACGCACAACAAGCAGCTTTAACGTGTCTTCTTCATAGGCAGCCCAGACAGGATACTCGTTGTGCCTAACGAGTGAATAATCACTCAGGCGCGCGCCGGAGAACGACGTGGTCGGATCAGCATGTAACACGTATGCATAACCACCGCCATTTATCGCTGGCTTCGGCGAGTCGACAATCACAGGGGTGCCGCCGTTGGTGGTTGTGGTGGTACGGGTGACAAAGATACCTGTCGGCGTTTCGCCAAAATACTCTTTGTAAATTTCTGTGACGATGACCGCCACATCACCGGATGCCTCGGAATGCTCTACTTCCGTTCCGGATTCAATGACGGCGCCACCCAGCAGCGTCCCGCTGAAGGTCAGGCCGAACCCCGCGACCGACAAATCGACCGTTCCACTGACGTCGATCTTGAGCAGCGCGTTGCAATAGTCATACATGCCGCCCAATCCAACAGCACCCAGAACAAACTGCCGGCCCGTAGTGTTTTGACACACCGTCAGCAGCTTGGGGCTGCCTATGGACAAGAAGACATTGAAATAGGGATAGGTTGTTACATTGATCGGCGACGACCATGCGGTTTCGGCCCACGGCGCCGCAAAGTGCCCGAACCGGAGCAGCTTGACGGTCATGTAGGAATTCGTCGGCGCCCAGGTGATGTGCATCAACCATGTGACTTTCGCCGCATCAATAAAGATTACGGCAGCCGTTCCCGGCGGCCCATAAATCGGCTCGCTGGCGCCATACCTCCCCCCCGAAATCAGCCCGTAATTCCGCCATTCGCGCCCGGCGGTCGCATCGGCTGCCAGCTCCGGCGCGGTGCGCGAAACAGCCGGCTGGCCGGGTACGCGCAGCAGCACGACGCCACCGCCAGAGGGCGCGGGGCAGGTCTTGCTGGTGCCGTTCGGCAGCGCGATGCTGCCGGCCTTCCATAGGCCGTGATACGGCTGGCCGAAGGTCTTGATGCGGTCGAGGCCGAGTTCGTCCAGTTTCACGGCGGCGTGTCGTAAATCATTTCGACCGCTGAGCCGTTGAGGTCGGTGAAATAAATGTGATGAATCGGCTCGACCTCCCACGTCAGCAGGCCATCCGTCGAGGTAATCGTCTTCGGCGAGTGGTAGCTGCGGTTTGCGTAGGCGGTTTCGGTCAAGGGGCTGGCGATGGAGCCGCCGACGCCGGCCTTCGGGCCGCTGCTGCCGGTGCGGGCGGGGATCGCCGGGGCCGCGCGGGTCGCCGGCAAGGTCTTGTCGGTGCGCGAAGTCTGCCCGGCGCCGCCTTCGGTAAGCTGGCGCAGGGCTTCGGTCAGGTCTTTGGCCACGGCGCCCTCATAGCGTGATGGTGAATACGTCTTCGGTAATTTCTGCCCGGAAGGTCTGCGAAATCGCCACGTTGGACTTATTGCGCTCGGCCGCGGCAACGCCGGGGAAGGTGATGGTAATCACCTGATCCTGCCCGGCCAGGCCGTTCCAGGTGACGCTGGGCGCCGACAGCGTAGAAGTCGTGCCGGCGGTCGATCCCGCCGGGGCAGTGGTGGCATCATCCGGGTGCGAAATGCCGACACCGGCCACCGAGCAGATCGCCAGCTCGAAGTCGCTGACTGCCCGCCCGCTTTCCGGCGCCATCCGGTGCAGCACGCGCCGCACCTTGCCCTTGGCCAGCACCCCATCGGCGTTAATCGCCACGGTTTTATCGACATCGAGCGCCGGATTTAACGGCAGTGACCCGGCGACGCTGCTACGGCGCGAGGCAGCGAAGATGCGCGCCTTGGCCACGTCGACCAGCACCTCGATTGCCGCCTCGGCTGCTGCCCGGTTGCTGTCGGTGGTCAGTGTCACGTCCGCCGAATTGGTCAGGCCGACGACGACGGCGGCCAGGTCCTTCGGCGGAATCGCGCTGATCTTGTTTTTGTACAGCAGCACATTGGTTTCAACCGCCACCGGGTCGTTGTACTGCCCCTGCAGCGAGCCGCTCATGCTCTCGCGCACGACGCCGATCTCGGCAATGCTGGCCGGGTTATTGACCGTGATGCTGTAGGTTTCCTCGATGTCCTGCCCGTAGTCGAAGCTGGCGACGATGGAAAACGCGAGGCAGAACAGCGGATCGGTGGCCGGATTGGGAATCCAGAACCCCGCCGGCGCGCCGCCGGTGCCGGGAATCACCTGGCCGGTCGTCGGCAGCGCCGTCCACGTCTCGGAAACAATGGAGCCGCCAGCGGACTGGATCGCCGAGCGCACGGCGTCGCGCGAAAGAAACGGATTGCCGTCGCGCACCCAGTAGGGAAAGCTGGTGATGTTCAGCGCCAGGTAATCGTAATTGACCTGGTAGCCCTCGGATTTCTGGCGCGGAAAGCGATAGCCGAAGCTCAGATCGACCTGATTGATCAGCCCGACGCGCTCGGCAAACTGCGGCACCAGGCTATTCTCAAGGATATGGTCGGCGGTAAAGCTGAGGTCGGCGGTGGACTTTGCCGCCCATGGCGTCAATCGCGGCGTGCGTGTCAGGTCAAGATCAAGGCACGCCGGCACCGTCGACAGCCGGTCCTGTGCATAGGTGTAGGCATCGGCGGCGGCATTGAAGACCGCCGGCGACCAGCGCCCGCCGACCAGCGTATCGATCGCCGCCTTTGAAAGCCCGGCCAGAACGCCCTGTAGGTCGTCGGTACAGCGAAGATTCAGGCAACGGGTGCGCAGGTCGATGGTCGGCAGATCGACGATTCCGGAGAACAGCACGACGGCGCCCGTCGGGACGCCGGTGGACATGTCGGTGAAGGAGATGACCACCGGCTTTCCGGTCCAGGATGGCACGTCGACCGTGGCCCCCGTGCCCGGCTGCAGCACCAGATCGGCAACACGGGCGGCGCCTTCTTCGGCCTCCACCGTCAGCTCTCCGACAATATCGGCAGTCACATCGACCGCCCCGACCAGCACCTGGACGCCCCAGACAGCGGCGACAATTCCGCCATCGGCCGGGGTGGCGCCGCTGAGCGGCGGCGTAACCGGCGTCGATGCCGACGAAAATCCGTCGTCACCCAGCGCCCCACCGCCCAGCGGGAGAATCACAGGTACTGCCCGCCGCTGGCGACGCTGCCGGCCGTGCTACCCGGCAGGAAGCTGGCGCCGCTGCCGCCGGTTTGAATGATGCTCCCCTGAATCGCGCTGTAGCGCGCCCCGGTCACGGAAAACGCGCCCAGGGAAAAGCTGCAACCGGCGTCACAGTAGGCAAATGGCCCATCGGCGTTGATCCACTTGCCGGGCGACAGGTTCGCCAGCACCGTAACTGTCCCCGATAGCACTATTCTGGCAGAGTCACCAAGCAGGGCATGCTCGCCGCCGGTGGATATTGCTGAAACTGAACAATTGCCGAGCTGAATGAATCCGCCGTCCCGTGCATAGACGTGCGCATATCCAGAGGCACCTGAAAACAGAATAGAGAACCCGTAAATGCTTGAGCCAATGCCAAAGCACTGAAGGCCGAAGCCGCCGAGCGTGCAATTGCTGATTTCGAGTTTACCGCCATCGATGGCCATGATTCCGTTGATCGTCGTACTTCCGACCCCGGCGCCAATGATTTCGAGTGCGCTTTCGCCGGAAAACGTTGCATAGCCAGCGACGTCGAACGATCCGGCGCCGACATGCACAATGACCGAGACGCCTTTGGCGAAGCGTGCCGCCAGCACCAGCGCTGCGGTGACTGAGGCCAGCGCCCCGCCGGCGGTGTTGGCAAACCCTGAATTGCTGTCATCGCCGTCCGCGCGCACATAAATATTCACGGCATGGTCGACATACAGCTTCAGCCCGGCCACCTGCGCGGCGCAGGCCGTCAGGCTGACGTGCTTGGTGCCGCTGGTGAAATTGACCAGCGTCCCGGCGCCGCCGGCCACCGTCTTCGCCATCGGCAGCAATCGCTCGAGCTTCGGCGTAGCGCCGTCCAGCCAGTAGCGGCCGAGGCCGATCTCCCAGTCGCCGCTGCGCGCGCCATCAATATCGAGCGCCGCGATCTCGTAGCAGACCAGCGCCGAACTGCCGAGCGCCGCGTCGAAAGACTGGAAGCCCGTCACCGCACCGGCTAGCACGATGGTTCCGGTGCCGGTGCTGGTCGACGTCTCCTTGACCATGTTCTGAACGGTGTAATCGCTCATCTTTCAAACCTCCTCAGCCGTGAATTCCCATGAAAAACCCGGCCCGCTTTCATTCGGCCGTTTCACCCAGCACAGCAGCAGCGGGTAATAACCGACCTGGTAGGCCACCGCGCCGGCTACCGCCGCAACCGTCGCCACGTCGCCAGCCAGGGTGACAGCGGTCATCACCGACTGGCCGCTGGCCAGCTGCGCCAGGCCATAGGGCAGATGCCCGGTATCGGCGCGGCGCGCGGTCGGCAAGGTCGCCTGGCGGGTTGCGAAATCGGCTGGCACGGTACGCGCATGCACGCAGGCCAGCAGCAGCTGGACGCTGTTGTCGATGGCATCCAGCCCCGGCGGCACCCAGCCGGAACCGCTGGTGACAACGCGCGTCTTACGCCATGTCTGCTGAAAAATGCCGCGCCCGGAAACCGAGCGTTCAATATTTTCGCCACCCAGCGGCTCATAGCGCTGGGTCAGCTCGAGGCCGGCATAGACGGGCAGTTCGAAGGCGCCGATCTTGAGAATCATCATCGCCGGCCGCCTTTCCGCAATGCTTCCCGGCTGACGAAGCTCGTCAACTGGTCGATGGTGTTATCGCTGGCGCCAACCTGATAGCGCTCCCCGCCAAGCACCAGGGTAAGATTCTTGCCAGATTCTGGCGCAGCTGGCCTGGCTGATGATCCGGACAGCACGGGGATCGACACGCGGCTTATAGCGGAATTGCCGATCTCGCCGCCGAATGCGAACTTCGGAAGTTTCATTTCGTTCAGCGCGGCGATGAACGACGACCCGTAATGGCGTACCGCCGGGCGCTGTATCACCCACTCGCCGGGCGTGCCCCAGAACAAGCGATTATCGGCGCGGTCGTGTGGGGCTGATCCGGCCAGCTGGCCGCCATAGGCCAGCCCCTGCGCATCGCTGCCGAGCGCCTGCACGGCAGCTGCGGCGGCACTCATCGCGGCCGGCGAGCCGACCTGATTGACGGTCACGGTGACCGTCTTGTTCGCCGGCAATGCGTCGAGCTGCTGCTTCAGCGCGGCGACGGCGCCTTCGGCCTGGACGATGTCGGCCTTGATCTGGATGTTCGCGGCCTTGTTCTTCAGCGCCTCGATGTCGGTATCGAGCTGGGCGAGGGTGGCAGCCTGTGCCGTCGCCTGTCCTTCCAGCGCGGCGGCCTCGCCCTGCTTGGCCTTGGCGTTGTTCTCGATGACGCCGGCCTGCGCCTTGCCGACTGCCTCGACGGTATCGGCGTCGCCAGCCTGTTCGGCAAACTTCATGGCGCGGTCGAGGAAGGATTCGGCCTGTTTCTGGTATTTCTCGAAATCCTTGGTCCGGCCATCCAGCTTGGCAGCGCCGGCGGCGGCGGCGTAGTAATTGCCCTGCCCCTGCAAATCCTGCGCCTGGGATAGTGCCAGCGCCTGCTTGTCTTCATCGGACAGTCCGGCATTACGCAGTTCGGTCGCCTTGTCGGCGGACGAAGTACGCACGCCGGCGGCTTTCTCCAGCAGCTTCTGGGCATCGTCGGCGGCCTTCTGCGCTTCCTTGCGCGAGGTCTCCCAGGCCGTCTGCAGCGCGCCGCGCAGCTTCTCGGCATCCTTCAATTGTTCGTCGGTGCGCGCCTTGTCGGTCTTCAGGATGTCTGCCGAGGCCTTGCCGGCGGCGATCGCCTTGAGTTGTTCGAGGTTCGCCTGCTCGCGTGCCAGCTCCTTTGAAATATTCAGGCGCTTGCTGGCCGTCGCAGCCTCATCGCCTTCGATTCGCTTGTTCTGCAGAATGAGATAGGCGACGCGCTTTTCCTCGGCAGCGATGGCCTGATCTATAGCGCTGGTATCCGTGCTGCCGCCGTCCTGGCTGTTTTGCTTGTAAATCGCGTCGCGGCGCTCTTGAAGCTTAACCAATGCGTCAGTAGCTTTATATAGCTGCGCGCTGACATCTTCGCCCTGCTTAGGAAGGGCTCCGAGAATCTGCCAGATCGACAGCTTGGCGCGACTGGCGTCGGTCAATTTGCCAAGCATGCCATTCAGCGCCGGAATCAGCGCATTGCCGATGCTGACGGCAACGCTCTTTGACAACTGGCCAAGGCGGTCGAGGTTGTCGTTGAAATCGGCGGCGGCCTTGGCCTGCTCAGCATTGAGCACCAGCCCGAGACGCTCGGCTTCGTCGCCCATTTCGCGCAGGCCGGCGCTGCCCTGGCTGAGCAGCGGAATCAGTTCCTGACCCATCTTCTTGCCGAAGAACTCCATCGCCAGCGCGGTCTTTTCCGGGCCGGCCGGCATCGCCGCGAAAACGTCAGATAGATCGTAAAGCACTTCGGTCGTGCTGCGCATGGTGCCGTCGGCATTGCGCAGCGAGATGCCGAAGCGTTCGAACAGCTTGCCGCTTTCGGCGCCGCCATTGGCCGCGCCGACCATCAGTTTCGACAGGTTGCCGACGCCCTTGGCCAGCGCTTCGGTCGACGTGTCGGAGAGCTTGGCGGCGTATTGCAGGCGCGACAGTTCCTCGACGGCGACGCCGGTGCGCTGCGCCATATTGTCCAGCTGGTCGCCGTAGTCGGCTGCGGCCCTGACTGAAGCGCCGATAGCCGCAGCGGAAGCGGTTGCCGAGAGGCCGATGCCGGCCAGGCCGGACATGGAGAATCCGCGCGCCGATGCCGCCTCCAGGCTGCCGATCTGCGTTTGCAGACCACGCAGGGCGCCCTGGGCAACGGCGACGCCACGCGGAACAC